TCTAGACAGCCTAAATCCAATTTCTTTATTATTGATGAGGGGATTTCCGTTCTTGATCAAGAAAGATTATCCAATATTCATGTATTGTTCAATTTCTTGACCAGCATTAGCGAGCAAGTATTTCTAATAAGCCATATTCCTTCGATTAAAGATTTTGTTACACAATCAATTGAGATTATGAAGGATGAAAAAGGATATAGTCACGCCAATTGCTTTTTTTAGGTTTTTTTTGATTTTTATTTTGACCAATAATAAAAATGAAACCCTTTGGAGATGAAATTGTTCGCGCGTTTTTTACATTTCAGCACGAACTTAAATTATATCATTGGCAAACAAAGTCTTATTCAAGACACAAGGCTACAGACAAACTTTATGAAAAATTATTAGAAAGTGTAGATGAATTTATAGAAGTCTACATGGGTAAATACAACAAACGCGTATGTCTAAGTCAAGAACCAATTATAATTAGGACATTTACTCAAAAAAGTGCAACCAATTTGCTTGCCGAATTTTCAGATTTTTTGACATCCATCGACTACTTACTACCACAACATAAAACCGGTGTGACTGATTTACTCAATATTAGAGATGAATTATTGGGCTATGTGGATCAAACAATTTACTTGTTTAGTTTAGAGTAATTACCCTCCTCTTAACTGCAATACCATATTAATGGTATGTCCAGGTTCAACATTATAAAATTCAAAATTTCTATCATTGGCGAGTTGTTTTCCTTTGTAAATAAGGCGAATTTGTTGTTCTGGGACACCTTCTTTTTCGCCCACTTCTTTTTTGAAATCAAAGATGGAAAAATCATTTTCAACAGAAAATACGGTTTTCCTACCAGTCAAGTTTTTTAAAAAGATTTGCATTCTTGTGTTGTTGAATCTATTTTCAAAAAGAAGTTCATTTTTTACAAATTAAAAATTGATTGTTTTAATTTTTGTCATATAAAAATAAAATCAGCACTCGTATATCGGTTAGTATTTCCGCCTGTCACGCGGACGAGCAGGGTTCGACTCCCTGGTGCTGAGCTTGGGTAAAATAATATAATTAAGCAATTATATTTTTATAGTGGAAAATTTATAAAATTGAATTCCAAAAAATATTTTTACGATCTGGTCCTTGATGACCCGCAAATAAAATCATATTTGGATTAAAATAGATTTTGTCAAAACCTTTTTTATACATATCATGATGCAAATCAATATGTTCACACTTGAACTTGACATGATGCGAATAATACGAACATTTTAATATACTTTGTATTTTATAAATTGCAATCCCATTGAAACCTGACCGGCATTTAATTCGGTTTCCACCAATAGGAATTTTGTTGAGTATTTTATTCATGGCAAAAAATTCATTCTTATTATTATCGACATAATCAAATGGTTGGTTTTCGGCAATAAATGCAAAACTATCATATATATAATATTGATTAAACATTGGGATGGTTGTGATTCCTCTTGCAAATACCATATCCCAATCATCGTTTTGAAAACTAGTAAAAAATCCATCCAAATAAAAAGCACCTGGCAAATCAAAATCTATTACAGTGTAATAGTCGAAGTGGTTGTATTCTTTTTGAACTCGTTGTAATAAATGTTCCCTGAAAAATCGAAGCATGTCCATTCTTTTTGAAGCCCTAGCTAATTTTGTTAGTGTTTCAATAGACAATTTACAATTACAATCACCAAAAGTGCAGCATTGCATTAAAATTACATTATTATCCTCCTGTTCCCATTTTGTAAATAAATCTCGACTACCATCAATGCTATCATTTTCAAAAATTAAAATTTTATATTCTTTGAAATGTTTTGCTAATACTTGAATTCTCTCTTTCATGGATTCAAAATTGAGAGCTATATCTCTGGCAAGTAGTCCAAAAACAACTTTTTTATTTTTGGCATTTTGCTTTCCATCATGAATACTATTATTTAATAAATCTCTATTGGCAACTTTTAAAGGTATTTGTTCCAATGGAATAAAAATGGAATTATATGATTTCTTGTACCATAAATCTTGAACTGTTGTGGTTCCATACAAATATAATATAAAAGATATAATTATATAAATGCAAAATGCAAATAATATAGTAAAACTAGATAAAATAATGACAAGGTTTGGTGTAGTGTATAATGGAGTTATGGAATTTTGCGTACATAGATAAACGAACAATCCAATACAAATTAGAAATACTGCAATTTGATTATAAAAAAAGGGTAAACATAGTGTCACAAATAAGACCCAAAAAATAATATTTCTACCCTTGCACATTTTGAAATTTAACATTACCAATGTGATGATGGACCAAATAAAAATCACTACAAAAAGTGGAATCCATATTGATAATAAAATATAAGAATTGTTGTATGCTTTGTTGAAATTATAATGCTCAATCATTGAAACTTTTAATAAATGCATTTTTATTAAAATTTTTCAACAACGGGTAAAATCATTGTAAATTATACATTGATTTGCTTGGTAAAACAACTTGAGGAATAAATGGCATTCCAGATGGGTTGTATTCTGGAGAGCTATAAAATTCAACTGGAGACAAAGAGCCGAGTGGTGGTAATGAAGGTGTTGAAGATGTTTGTGTCATTATTGAATTATCATCAAAGCAAATAGCAGTCGGATATATATTGGGAATTGTTTGCTGAACAGTTTCTCCATCGATAGAGTTGCTTTGATTATTCAAGGTTGCTAAACCAACGGGAGTTGGCGATGCCGTTAAAATTTTAACCACGAGTACAGGATTAATATTAATTGGGTTCCAAAGGAGTAAAACATGGCCAGCTTGAGGATTATAACCATAATAAGAGGCGGCATTTGAACTGTAGGCAGCATAAATGACATAGTTTTGAGGTAATTGATAGCAAGATATCGAACTGTCTGTAGATGAACTTGACAAATTTCCAACACCAAAAGAAATGTTTCTCAGTTCGTAATTTTGCCCAATTTGATTTGGAATATTTCCTGTAACTTTAATTACATTCTTTGTGGATGGAAACACCATCAAAGTATTTTCATTATAAAAATAGGATGAATTTAATGGCATACTAGACGGCATAAATTCTGTAGGTGGTGTTGAAGATTGAATTTGCGCATTTACAGTACTAACGGGAAATATTTGTGGTATTATGGATTTAGCAGGCAAGAAAAACTTTCTAGTATTTATACCTGGAAATAATATATTTGGATCCGTATTTTGAAGTGTTAAACCAAAATATTGCCACAATTTATTTTGTAAAACATTTGAGTTGGAAGCGATTGAGGGTTGTGTTAGGTCATTGTTTTTGAAGGGTACATTGATTAATAGATTTTGAGTGCTTGTTGTATTAGGTTTTTGTGGAGGAGATGGCAGAGAGATGGAAGGTAAAAATGCTGGGCCAATTGTTGGTGTCTGAGGTGTAGTAACAAACCTAATAATTATTGCAAAATTTCCTACAGGAACTGTCATAGAAATGGTATTGCTTCCTTCCAAATTTAAATCAGTTGTAAAAACTACTGGACCGTTGGAATTTTTAATAATAAGATTATTATCATCCCACGATTGAGAAATGATTCCATTGGAATCATATATAGATAAAGACCAATAAGCTATTGGTTGTGGAACCACTCCACTTGCAAAAGTTAATGTTAATAAATTTTCACTATTGAAAAATGCTCCATAATAACAAGTATTACTATCTAGAAATCCAACATTGATAAAGGAACTATCAATATTTGACGCGATGGGTCCAGTTTGTGATGGAGGTTGAGAAGTAAGTTGTGATAATATAGACCAAGTTTGATTTATATAATTTTGATAAATTGCGTTAAATGGCGAGTTTGGAACCGCAGAATATTTTTCTGCTTTCTTTCTATTCATGGTAACATAGACACATGCATAGATTGCACAAGCAAGGATTGCTAAAAGTAAAATAATTATGAAAAATGTTTGACAATTCATTTTATTAACTAGAAAAAATTTTATCTTGTGCAGTTTGAAAATTTTTCTTTAAATTATTTTTCAACAACGATTTCCTACAAAAAATTCTCTATAATTATTCAAATCGTGCATTCCATAACTATTTGGTAGTTTATAGATTGGAACACCGCATATTAGATTGGTTAGAACATTAATATCGGGTTGAGTACCGCAATTGTATCCTTCGATTGTTCCATCAAATTCGCTTTGATTACTTTCATTGACGGACTCGCATATTACCAAATTTTCTTGCAAACTTTCCGCTAATTGTATTAAATAATTTTGGTTAAACACTGTATCACCAAAGAAGGGACCTGCCATGTTTAAAATCATTTTGGGAGTAATTTGAAAGCCATTTACCAAATAAATACCCATCATTACACTAAAACTTGCACCTAGGCTGTGTCCTGATATATAAATATTACTTCCTGGAGTCCAAAAAGAGTTAGTACCCGATACCAAACTAATAAAGGCTTGTTGAAAGCGATCCAACACCAGTCCGTTGCAATTTGGTGTAATAAAGGAACAAGGAACCATTTGACGATAAGCGTGAATGGATGTTCCTGTTGGATTTTGTTGTGTGGGGCGAAATACTACGAATTTTTCATTTTGTTCATTTTCATAGATTCTCATTCTGGTGTCATAGGAGCCATCTTTTTCATATACACTATAGTAGGTACCACATACTCCATAAATATTAGAATTAAAAGGTTGTGAAGAGACGGATTCTGCCAACAAGGCCAGATCATTCATAATACCACTATTGTATATAATATTGTTGCAAATAGATGCAGGATATCCAAATACAAGACAAGGAATGGTAAAGTAGAGTAAAAATTTCATCTTTTTTGGTTGGCAAAGCTATATTTAAATTAAAAATTGAAAACTTTTTTGATTGTTTTTAAAAAATATAAATATGTTTACATTTTATACTAAACAAGCACAAGAATTAAGTATAACTGCATCCCTTCCAAAGCCTGTTGATGTATGCGAAGAATGCGGTGGAGGTTTTTGGAAAAAAATCAAAAAGGGTTCAGAAATCGAAAAATATTTGATATTTTGTCGGTGTCCTGATTCGGAAGATGATGTTACAGTAGCTATTGAACCAGTAGCAGCAATTGTTGAAACAGAAGAAATCATTGAAAAATCCCAAAATGATGCAGAGGAAATTATTGAAAAAACTCAAGACTCTGTACATGAAGAAAAGCCTGCTGAAATTCCAAAACATTTGCGTAGTCGTTATAAACCCAATCATCATAAAGCGAGAAAGTGGGTTTCATCGATGCAAAACGATGACTAGTTTGGATGCAGCTGCGCAAGCAAATTACTTTGCCGAAAACTTACAAATTGAAACTTGCAAAATTTTTCAATTTATTTTAAATTTAAAATGTATCTAGAATATCAAAATTACCTATATTCTTATTCTTGCAACGAAACCGACAAACAACATTCGGACCAATTATTAAAACTCTTTAAACAACAAGTTTACATGCAGGACGATACTCTGATTGTAGATTGTCATAATTATACACGCAAAGATATCATTTGGTTGCTCGATTTTTTGTTTTCACATTACAAGGGTAAAATAAAATATATTACAGGTGTTGGAAACAATTCCAAAAAACCGATAATGGATTATTATCTATCCACACTTTGGAAAAATCCAATGTTCAAATTTGTGCGTGATTACTATACACAAAAAAATAAAGGAGCTACATTAAAAACAGGTCACGGATATATAAATGTTACGCATTAAAAAATATTTTGTATAAATAAAATTCCATGAGATGTTTAGTATACATGATTATTTTAATAATATTATTCATTATATTTTATAGTGCCTACAATAAATTTTATAATTCAGAGTTTTATAGTTCTTCTAAAGACCATCCAACTATTGATGTGGTCATTACTTGGGTCAATGGAAATAATAAAGAATTTATAAAAGAAGTTCAATCTTATGGTAATAATTCCTACCAGGTTGAAAGATTTTATCAAAATGAAGAGCTTAAATACTGTCTGCGGTCCATTGAAATGAATTTGACATTTATTCGAAAGATATTTATTGTGATTCGAGAGGATCAATACCCAAGCTTTTTAAAACAATCTCATTATCAAATTGAATATATAACTCATTCAACAATAATTCCTCCTCAATTTCTTCCCACTTTTAATTCTATTGCAATCGAAAACTTTATTCACAAAATACCGGGTTTATCGGAACATTTTATTTATTTTAATGATGATATGATTGTACTTAAAGACACAAATCCAGCCACCTTTTTTGACCCCAAACATTACAAACCTTATCAATCCAAAGATGTTGAAAAAGTTCAGCAAGTTAGTCCCAATGATTTGTTTTGGAACAAAGATGAAAAAGGAAATATTGTTGCCATCAATGAAAATCTTTTTGATAAAAATTTTTCATTAAAACAACTTGTGGATCAAAATAATGAAATATTGAATATAATTTTTGGTAAAGAAACTAGATATCGTACTCAACATGTACCATACGCTTGTAAAAAATCCTACCTTGATGGATTGGACGATTTTTTAAAAACAATTCGTCTGCGAGGAAAGACAATGTATGAAAACTCTGGTTTACACAAGTTTAGAGATTTGAAAAGCATGGCTCGATTTTCTTTTTTCAAAAAATATTGGGATATTTACATGAATGATTGTATGGAGAAAAAATTCACGTTGCATTCCATTATTATTAATGATAAAGTAGATAAAACAGAGGAAATAAATAGCATTGGAGAAAATAATAGTGGTTTTTTGGTAATGCATAATGAGGCTTCTAAACTCAATCAAATTGCAGAGGCAAATTTTGCAGCGATTAATAAAAAACTGGATCAGTTATTTCCATACAAGTCCTCATTTGAATTTTAAATTATTTTTTACCGTTCTATAATAAATGAGTCACTCGATTAATCTATCTCAATCTATTATCGCATCGTGTATGGTCATTGCCTTATCTGCATTGTTTGGTTATTTGGAAGTTCAAATTGAAGGAAAATACGGTTGGGCCAAGAGTTTACCCACGTGGACATATAATATGAATGGATTTGTATGGACCGGATACCATGTTAGTTTGTGGGCATTCTTGTTAATTTTTATTCATGTTCCATTTTTATTAACTGCATGGACTATTCAAAAAGAATGCTTTTTACTTTCCTTTCTAGTCATTATTTTGCTAATGGAAGACGCCTTTTGGTTTTTGATGAATAAGAATTTCTGTGGCGAAGACCCGTGGAGAGTTCCAAAATTTGGTTATTGGCCTCGTTTCTTTTTTATTGGAGCCTTTTTTGTTTTATTGTTGAGTTTATTCACCAAATCCGCGTCCTGGATCATAAGTTGCTTTATTTTGCTGTTGCTGATTTTTGCAAGCTTTCCATTTCAAGTTAAAAAATGTTTGTAATTGAAAAAAAATGATTATTTTGAAATTTATTTTTAATTTTAAAATGAGAAGTAAAAGTTCATCGATTCCACGAATTACTTATTCTTTTTTAGATTTGTGGAAAAAAAATCATAATGAAACGAATTTGTTGCGCGAAGCTTTAATTCAACAAAGACACGCGACTGCAAAAGTAATTTTGCAGCGATTGGATCCGTCTCAAATCGATTGGGAAGATCATGAACCATCCATTATTCAATTATTGTTGAATCATAAAATGTTCCCAGATATTATAAAAATTCACAATTATTTGTCTGAAGAATGTATCCAAAATTTAGCTTGTCAACATAATATTATAGAACTCAAATCAACTTTGCAAGAATTATATATACAAAAAATCCTTCAAAATGATGATCCAATCCAATTTTATAAGATTGTGAGTCTGGATATTAAAGAATTTAGCAACATTCTAAAAACTTGCGCATTATTTGATAGAGCAATGCAAGTTGAAGCCAAACAAGTTGCCAAATTTTTGTACAATTGTGGAGTAAAAGTGCCCGATCATATTTATTATAATTCACGGTCACTGGATAATAATATTTGGAACTTTTTGAAAGAGTTGTCTCCCACCGAATGGCAATACTTGCTGGAAAACCATGTCAACATTTTTCATTTAAATGACAAGCATCTCAATAATTTACTACATTATGGCGTCTTGGATAATCAATATGAATTCGTTAATTGTTTGTTGAATTTTGGATTTTCCATGGTCAATCAAAAGAATATTTGGTCACTGACACCACTTAATGAAGCTGTTCGCATGCATTATCATGATATTGCCAATGTATTACGCGCTCATGGTGCTTCATTACAAAATATTCGTGATTCCGATCAATCGGTAATTGGAAAGCGTCAGGACTTTTTTAATAAATTGGAATTTATAATGAAAACCATTCCAAAATTACTACCAAACCATCAACCCTTGGTTCAATTATTTCATAGTCAGACAACTAATTCAAATTTATATTGTTGTTCTTTACATTATTCACATTCCAGTCTTAAAGACTTTCATGAAACAGTATCCAAGATGGTTTTTGAACGCAATTATAGTGCAATGTTTAAAAACCAATTATTCGAAATTGATCAATGTCATGTAAAAAGTCAAGAGGAGTTTTTCTTGGCACCCCTTTGCAAAGACTTTCAAGTCGAATATTTGTATACAAGTCCATTTTATTTTGGACCTACATTTTTAGGCTATTTTTTGATTTGGAATAAACAAAGAATCGAACAAGAAGATTTTGAAAAGCTATTTCATTTTATAAAGTATTTTTTCGAGTCTAATTATGGAAAATGTATTACAATTTATCCCCATCTTGCAAATTACTTTTTATCGACGAATATATTACAAGAATCCATAAACAACTATATAGTAAATCTGCAATCACCCAACAGTTCATCTTTTGTACCAGCGATTCGATTTTTTGCGCCCATGATTTCTCATTTGGAAGATGTACAAGAGCATTTTTGCACCTTGAAAAAATGCCATGTGCCAGTTTCACTTGTTTCTACAGAAATGTTTAATGTACTAAATTCGTTTCCTTGTAAGGTTTCCAACAATAAATCATTCTTGTATCAACAGATGCAACAGTCCATTACTTTGGATGAACATTGGACCACTCCGCCTCTTGCAGACTATTGGGGTATGAAAGATTCTTTGCCTTTAAAATCGTTTGATATTTTTGAAATGACGGGAATACATCCCGATGTAAGTTATCGATTTTTACTAAAACAAATAAATGAATTGATAATGCATTGTCTACCACCCGCTGAACTGTTTAATAAAGTTGTTGAATTATTAATAGGGCAACCAAATCGAAAACAAGCTGTCATTGGTACCATTAATAATTACACTTATAGAATTTTTCTCCCTTTTAATGAAATTGATATTGCGATGGAAGAGCTATTTTCGGTAAACGAGTCTAATCTTTTTATTCAGCTCTTTAAATATTATCATTATATTTTGGAATGGATCCACCCGTTGGAAGATGGAAATGGTCGATGTACTCGATTCTTTCTTACAATTTATATGAGAGCACACGGTATTCCCATTGTAATTAATTCGGATTACAAGGTATTGTCATTGGAGGATTTTAAAAAATTGGTTTCACAATCTCTACGAAAACTTGATGTAAGTGAAGACACAATTTCACCAATTTTACCACAATTTGGGAAGGCCAAGTCGAGTATTATTTAAGTTGCTCTTTGCCGTAATTGTCGAGTCTTTTTTTGCTTTAATTCCTGTACAATTGTTTTTAAAACACGATTGGGAAAATAGGTATCTTCTAATGGTTCACGAGTCATTGGGGAAACTAATGGAGTTCCATTATGCAAACTGTTTAGAATTAGATTATTGAAATCTTGACTTTGATAGCTGAATCCATCGGAGGCGACAATTGGGTCACGAAATACAGACATACTAAGAGGACATTTCATGCTTGCAAATTGTTGCATTTCATCAAAATCCGGTGACACCGCTTCCATGAAATTGATCAGTTCTTGGTCAAGATGACTTTTTTTAATTTTATCAACTGGTTTGTCACCGTAATCGTTCAATGCATCGACATCCGCACCGCGAGACACTAAAAACTTGGCCATTTCTAAAGTTTTTGCATTGTGCAAAGCAGTATTACCAATATCATCTTGTGAGTTAATTCTAGCACCATGGTCTAATAGAACTCTTGCTACATCAACATTTTTAACATAATGTAACGGTGATGCTCCATAATCATCACTATCATTGGGATCTACACCTTTGGCAATTAATAATTCAGCAACTCTTGGATCCTTGACACCAAATAAAGGCGAATCAATCCAATGAACATTTCTTAGTAAATTATCTGAAATTTCAATTAAAGGTCCGGCAATTTCAATAGGTTCATTTTGAATAATGGTATAAAATGTATACAAATCGTAATCTTTTAATTGATCCATTACCTGTTCAATTTGTTTCGAATTGAATCGGCGCATTTTTGCAGCCAATTTACTAATATAATCTTTCATTTTTGCTTCATTTTGCGCAAGTCCAACAATGTCGTTTTTGCGTTGCAATGCAATCTCAATGTTATGAAAAGGTTCTAGACTATAAATGGACCTTGGAATCGCATCTACTGTAGTTCCATCAACGATTCCTGCTTCGACTAAACTTTCTGCCGGATGCAAAACACTTTCAGAGGTTGCAATCATAAGATATGGCAATTTGGTGGTGATTTTTGCTTGAATTTTTTGAACCAAATCATAAACGAGTGAATTAGGATTCATGACAATCTGAAAATTTCCATGCTTTAAAGTTTTTACATTAACGGTAATATAACCTAATCTTATTCCAGACCTGTTAAATTGCTGTTGTATTTGTTGCGCGTCTTGTTGTGATAAATGAATCGACTTCAATTGCTGTTGTAGTTTTTGTAGGTCTTGTTTGGTCGTGGTTAAAGAAATTTTGTTTTTTAGTGGAATTTTATAAGGAATCATTTTATTTTATTGTACAGAAAAAAGACTTATTAAATTTTGGACATTTAAAAACATTTTTTTATTGTCATTAAACAAATGTCACAATCACCCGATTCATTATTTGATTTGCAACAAGATCCTTCTTTATTTGCACCGGTTGTAGTTCCTATTTTAGACTCGCAACGACAAGATGATAATATAAGTTTGTTTTCGCAAGATTCTGATGTTCAAGACCAACGGCAAGGACAACAAGGAACAATTACCTTTCCCGTGTTGAATCCCCAACAATTTGGACAAGATAAAGAATTTACATGTGATTGTTTAAAAACTCTACAAAAAGTTTCAATCAAGATTTTTGCAATGGATTCCATAATTGATATTAAAATGAGGATCACTGTGGTTACCAATCATTTTCCAAGCTATATATTTTTCAAGGAAGATTTTTTGCAAACAAGATTATTTTTGGACCTCTTTCAAGTATTTGATTTGATTCCAAAACTAGTAAAAAAACCAATTCGAAGACCTACTATTGCAGGAGGTGGTGCAAAAAAAAAGCAAGAACCTGCTGCCGCCACTGCACAGGTAAAACATCCATTGATTGAAATTTTTGAATGTGCTGCGAAATATGGAGTAAAACTGTACTTATTTTTAAAACTATATGTAATATTCAAGATTTACAAAGATTATCCATTTCTGGTCACTCCAGAGCAAAAGCGTAAACCCAATGAAAACATGGTTATTCAAAAACTTCCTGCATTAATTGGGGTAATTATTGATAACTTGCCTTTGGATAAATTTTCCGCACGATGTATTAATCAACAAGTTAAAAAGGAATATACAAAAGCCGATATGAAAAAAAATTGGACTCCAGAAATGATTGAGTCCGAACTTAAAAATATGATGGCAAAGGAAGAACGAATGAAGGTTTCTGTACATGAATGGGCTGATTCTGCAATAAAATTTGAATCTCTTCCAGTATTGCCAATTCGCGATGAAAAGATTGTAGGTCAGTTAGAATCAATCAAGGTGGGAACACAAGACACTACTGGAATATTGTTTGACAAACTGGCTCTAAATATAGATTATCCATTGGCGAAATACAAGGAATTTTACAAGATTTTTATAATGGATAATGGGTTTACAAAAACACAAAACGAAGAAATTACAATGGATACGAATTCAACTCTTCGAATAATAGATAAAGACGGTAGATTGTGTTTTTATATAGAAAATCAAGCAAAAGGCATCAAGATTCAATGTGTTTTGGAAAATGAGACAGTATTACCTGATCGCGATTCGCTCATCCGATTCTTAAATATTAGTGAACCTCAAATACAAGCATCAGTTTCAATGGGAATTGTTACTGAATTTTTTATAGATAACACGTCCAAATTTCCGCTAGATTCTTCCATCTTTTCGAATTTGTGCATGAATAATAAATTATTTTCAAGGTTTTTCAAAACAAACGATACCGATAAAATATCCAGAGGAAAAAGTGTGTTTATCTATTTTACAGACTATGGAAATCGTCAAGCAAAAACTAGCCAACAGGATATTCATGTAGGTGGGTGGAATAAAATCGTTTCTCGATTTGGAGACTTGACAGCTATATTAAGTTCCTTTCAAAAAAAGGAAAAGTCGTTTGTGATTCATGTCAAAGTGATTCGTTCTTCCAACATTGATATAGTAAAATCCTTTCAAATCGTCTTGGGAAAGCTTTTGAATCTATATTCAGAATTGTATATGAGTCAAGTTGCTCTTTTTAAACAATACAATCCAAAATTTGAAGCCTATGTTCCTCCACCACAAAAAGAAGCCGCAATCATGAGTACTTCTGGACTTCCAAGTCCAATATTTTCTGGTGTTATTTATAGCCGTTCTTGTCAATATCCCAAACCAAAAATAATATCTGCTGAAAAAGCAGCTACGATTACACCAGACAAAAAACTATTATTTCCTTCCATTCCTTACAAAAACTTTCAACCACAATGGTATGAATGTCCTCATTCCAGTAAAATTCCAAAACAAAATTTTGTCTACCCTGGATTGGTGGAGGTCAAAGATATTGGTCATCCTTTTGGTTACGCACCTTGTTGTTATCGCGAATCAAGTTTACAAGACAATACCCAAATTTCCAAAGATTTGGAATTTTATATTAATAACCATTATTTTGAATATTTTGATAAGCCTGTCCCTTTGGCATCCATTCCAAAGAAAACTGACCGTAAAACAACTTCAATAATATTAAATTTTATCGGTCAAGAGGCACCATTACCTGAAAAATTGGAACAATTCATGACATTGTTGGAACCAAGTTTAGAATTTAACCGCGTGGGTACCAGTAAATGGAAATACGATTCTTTAATAGGATGTTTGGAATATCGAAGAGCTAAATTAGACAATAATATAATGCAATCTCCTAGAGAGTTACGCGCCGCTCTATCTGCCACGGAACTCAATGTAGGAATGCAGCAAAATTATGATATTGGAATAGAGGGTATTTTAGAAATTTTAAATGACCCGAATATTGGTTTGGAAGCTAAAAGATTTATTCGTATTTTGGAAGAATATTACAATATCAATATATTTGTCTTTACTCAAACATCCGACAGACAAATTGATATACTTCGTCCACATAATTATAAAGAATATTATTATAGTTTTTGGAATACCATAAAACAACGTCCAATTGTATTTTTAATTGAATATGAAATTTCCTTGAAATATGAATTAATAATGTCTAGAGATGACGAAGGGGAAATTTATTATGATTTTGATTGTTACAAAGAGTATAAAGGTCTTTTATTACACGCCTATGGTACATTTTGTGGACAAACGCCTATTGTGATACCCACCGATTCCATATGCAGACCATTTTTTACGCATCAAATTTTAGATTGCTATGGTAAAGCTCGTATTTTATTGTTGCAAAACTTGTATCCAGCATTGTTGCGTGAACCAATATCTCCATTGTCTTTACCGTCCGTTCCAGGAGACTTGCCAATTCCAAGTTATAGTGCCTTGACACAGTTTTTGGACGCCCACGCAATTCCAATCGTTCATATTTATCACTATAAACAGAATTTAATTCTTGGTGTGCAAGATTTTGGAATATTGTACTTTATTTGTAGTTCCAAAGGCATGCAACAAAAATTAAAAGATTGTGAAATACCCTCGATTACAACATCTAAAGATGCAAACTTGATTGAAATCGTTGGCTTGCTCAAAAATCAAAATCAAAATTTTATAATGACCAAGCAAAATATTCGTCTAGTAAATGCGATTAAAGACTTGACTTTGTACCACTTTTCAATTTTTATCAAAGACATTTTACCCAAAATCACTTTATTTAATATTGGACAAAGTATCGACCAGTTTTTTGAACTTGAAACTAGTTTTGTACCTGTCCAGCAAATTACCTATACTTCTGTACATAATATTCATCCTCGATTTTCCAATAATCCGCATTTAATTAAAGATGGCAAATTAATTTTACCGGCTGTCCTGAAGAGAAAGTTATACTTTTTTTTACAATGGTATTCAGTAACCAAGACAGACTTGTTTCATGAATATAAAAATTTGATTGAGATTCCAAATTATTTTAGTTATACCAGTGATTTTGTATATAAACCGAATCATATTATACAAACTTCGTTGAATTCCTTTAAAAATTCTTCTACTCAGACCTATGTAAAAGAACCTTTGGCATCGTTAAAATCTCCTACTGAAAAACTATTCTTTTATTATAATCCTCGTGAGACTCCTCAAAACAAACCATATTTGGCTTTAATTACTGCAGATTTTGATTTTGGATGTCGTATCGCCAGTTACTTTAGTTTACACAAATCCATCAAAATCCCGGAAGATTTTAATACAATTTTGGCTTATAAGCAAGCAACATTGTCTCAAGGTAAAACTAAATGGATTAGCAAAAAAAAAAGTAGTGCTACTAAATTTTTAGTATTCAAAGGAAGCAATGGATTGAATGTCTTTTTAATGGATTTTTAAGTGACAAATTCATCTTCTATATACTTTACCTTTCGTAACAAATTACGGACAAATTGACGCCTTTCTTCAAATTTTTCTACACGCAAGGCAACCATTTTTGCTACCCGTTCTTCTTGTGTTGTTGTTTCAGCGCTTGTGGAAATCCATTTGGACAACATTGAAATATCACTAGCCTTCCATTCCCAATCAGGTTTTGTCATATTTATTTTTTGATCACCCATTGATTTTTCAATTTGTTTTAATTCATTTGCAAGTCGCTTTTGTTTATCTGTGCGATGTTCGACAGACGGAAATAAATTCCACAAGCGTTGAAAACTTTCATTGAGCACAGACACTGGGATACTTTTGCCGTGATTTCCTGCTTGCGAAACTTCTCCAGTGCTATAGCAAAAGTTTTGCTGGCACACCGCACAGGTCATATAATCACATCCATCTTTCTTTTCAATTGCTTGATTGCATTTAGGACAGTGAGGAAGAGCTTTTTTCCATTCCACACTGGCAAGCTCTTCTTGTTTACATTTATGGTTAGCGCCCTGATAACGATTTTCACAATCATTACAAAATTTGGTATCACAAGTGCTGCACCTCCATTGACCATCCAAAGTCATTACTCCTCGACAAAACAAACGAAAACATCTCTTGGATTGTAGTTTGCGTGACTGCTCATCAATGGATTCTTGATTCGACATTGCAATTCTTTTGAG